GGCATCAAAGAAACAAACGCAGAAGTTTGTATGGGTCATCTAGAGATTAATGGTTTTGAAATGCATAAAGGCCATTTTTCTGAAACTGGTTATCCCAAGGAAATGTTTAAAAAGTTTGACACTGTATTCTCTGGACACTTTCATAAGAAGTCAGATGATGGTCATATCTATTATCTTGGTAACACATACCAGATGACATGGAGTGATGATAACTGTCCTAAAGGTTTCCATATCTTTGACACAGTAGATAAAAGTCTGGAGAGGATTATTAATCCCTTCACAATATTTGAAAAAATCTATTATGATGACACAACTACAGATTATAGTAAGGTAGATGTATCACAATATAAAGATAAGTTTATTAAACTAGTTGTAGTAAACAAAAAAGACTTGTACCAGTTTGATAGATTTACTGATAGGTTGTTGCAAGAACAAACTCATGAGGTAAAGATTGTTGAGGACTTTTCTGATTTAGATGCAGAGAATGTATCGGATGATATTGCAGAAAATACTCAAGACACAACCACACTCTTGGAAAAGTACATTGATGAACTTGATGTTGACTTGGATAAGAAACGATTGAAAAATACTATGAAGTCTCTTTATCTAGAGGCTTGTGACTTGGAGTTATAATTTGGTTACCTTTAATACTGTAAGGTGGAAGAACTTTCTGTCTACTGGAAATACTTTCACCGAAATTCAACTTGACCAGAATCCATCTACACTTGTTGTAGGTGAGAATGGTGCTGGTAAATCTACTATTCTAGATGCGTTATGTTTTGTTCTGTTTAACAAACCGTTTAGACAAATTAGTAAATCTCAACTATTGAATTCTATTAATCAAAGGGAAGCTGTTGTTGAGGTAGAGTTTTCTACACAGAGTAAAAACGTAAAGATTATTCGTGGTATCAAACCAAATGTGTTTGAAATCTATGTAGATGATGTGATGATTAATCAGAACGCAAATGCAAAAGATTATCAGAAACATCTAGAACAACAAATTCTTAAATTCAACTATCGTTCTTTTACACAAGTTGTTATTCTTGGTAGTTCTACATTCGTACCATTTATGCAGTTGAACTCTAAGAACCGTAGGGAAGTTGTTGAGGATATTCTAGATATTAAAATATTCTCTTTGATGAACCTTGTTCTAAAAACAAAGGTACGAGAAATAAATACAAATATCACTGATACGAATTACACAAAAGAGCTTACTCAAAGTAAGATAGAGATGCAAGAGAAGTACATTGAAGATTCTAAAAACAATAGAGACACTATTTTATCTGAAAAGACAAATCTTATTTCAACTAATGAAGAAGAAATCCATGCAAACAAAAAGAAAGAAATGGAACTACAAGAATCCACCGACACCTTTTTGGAAGCGATGAATGGTGAAGATGTTGTCATTTCAAAAAGAGATAAACTAAAAGATGTACAGTTTTCTCTCAAAGATAAACATAATCGTGAAAGTGCATTGATTAAATTCTTTGAAGAAAATAATGAATGTCCGACTTGTGAACAACATATTGATGAAACCTTTAAATCAGACAAAATAAAACAGAACCAAACTTCAGTTGCAAAACTAGAGGAAGGTTTGCAAAAAATGTCTGAAGAGATGAATAAAGTTGAAGAGAAAGTAAAAGACTTTAAAAATCTTGCAAAGGTAATTCAAAAGAATCAAGTTGAAATGCAGAAGTATCGTAGTGCAATTACTCAACTAGAAAAGTTCAATGCAACCCTAGAGGCTGAAATCAAACAGATTGTGGATAAAGAGGTTGCAGAAGAGGATATTAAAAAACTTGCAAGACTTCAAGAGAAGTTAGATAGTTATGAAACATCTGCACAAAAACTAAAAGAAGAACTATTCTACTATGATGTTGCAAGAAATCTATTACAAGATACTGGTATCAAGACTAAGATTATCAAACAGTATCTTCCTATCATGAATAGATTAATTAACACTTATCTATCATCTATGGATTTCTTTGTCAACTTTAATATTGATGAAAACTTTAATGAAACAATTAAATCAAGATTTCGTGATGACTTTACCTATGCAAACTTTTCTGAAGGTGAGAAGATGCGTATTGACCTTGCATTACTTTTCACTTGGAGAGCTATTGCAAAGATGAAGAACTCTACGAATACTAATCTGTTAATCCTAGATGAGATATTTGATAGTTCACTGGATGCAGACGGTACAGATGCGTTTCTTAAAATCTTAGGTACTTTTGATAAAGAGAACGTATTTGTTATTTCTCATAAACAAGATATGTTATTTGATAAATTTAGACATACAATTAAGTTTCAGAAAGAAAGAAACTTCAGTAAGGTGGTATAATGAAACAAAGTGAAAAATTCTATAAACTGTTAGAAGAAATGAAAAAAACTCATGATGCAAAACGTCATGACTATGCAAGTACAGAGGACGTATTCGCAAACTTTAGAACTTGTGAGATGGCTGGTATCCCAGCATGGAAAGGTTGTTGTGTTCGTATTGGAGACAAATTTAGTCGTATCATGGGTTTTGCAAAGAAAGAGAAACTCAAAGTAAAAGACGAAAGTATTAGAGATACTTTAGTTGACATGGCAAACTATGCTCTGATTGCACTAATTCTTTATGAGGAAGAAAAATGGGAAAAAGAAGCGACTTTGAAAGAAAACCCAGAGATTACTACCCAACACCCATAGAGGCTGTAAAACCTTTACTTGTACATCTACCAGAGAAATTTACTTTTGCAGAACCTTGTGCTGGTGATGGTAGATTAATTAATCACTTAACAGAAAATGGTGGTGAAGTAAGATATGCATACGACATAGAACCACAGAGTGATTGGGTCAAAGAGCGTGACGCATTATCTCAAGGATATACTCAATGTGACTACATCATTACGAATCCACCTTGGAATCGTAAAATATTACATCCCATGATTGACCATTTTATTGACTTCAAACCAACATGGTTATTATTCGATTCAGATTGGATGCACACAAAACAATCAATCCCATACATGAAGTATCTTAGTAAGGTTGTAAGTATTGGTAGAGTTAAGTGGATTGAGGGAAGCTCTAGTGTGGGAAAAGACAATTGTTGTTGGTATCTGTTTGAAAGAGATTCGTTATATCCTACAAGATTTTTTGGTAGAACTTAAAATTATTTTATAAGTCCTTGAATTATAAGGATTCTTTTATGCATTTTTTTCTTGACTTTGTTCTCAAAACAAGGTATATTAATAGTATAGTTAATAGAAAGAGAGCGAATCAAAATGATACCTAACCACTCAAATATGGATTTTAGTACTTCAATCACCCACATTAAATCTTACAATGACGGAACAAAGTTCATTGTTAGTTCAATGGGTCAGAACTCATGGGGTTCTACTGCACAAGAATCATGTGATGGTGCGATTGCAGATTTCGTTGCAGAAGGTGGAGTTGCAGAAGATATTATTGAAATAGAAACTGTTGATTTACGAGAGGAAGTGTAATGGGATATACAACTGTAAAAGTACCGACAATCACAATGGATGAATTGTCACAAGCTCAGAAAGAATATTCTTTCTTTTCTGAGTTGAAAGAATCAATCAATCGCAAAAAGAAGAAAACGCCTGGAAATGGTTTTGCATTACTAAAGTGTGAAGAACGCATGAAACCATTAGAATTGTTGTTTGATGCGATTGACCAAGGAAAGGTTCTAATCGCATGATATTTGTTGCAAATAGAGATTTTGAACCACATGGTAATTATTACAATTATTGTTTAGGACGTATGATACATGATGATGGTGACGTTATTAAGTGGGATTGGACTATCTATAAAGCTGTAAGGGAAGAAGACTTTACTGAAGACCTTATTTCATACAAAGCTTATGAAGAAATCTGTGGGTTGGATGTATCACCCTATGAAAGAGATTTGTCAAAAATAACAGAACTTTTTGAGAAAAAAGTCTTGACTTTGTTATCAGAACATGGTATAGTATAAACATAATGAGAGATGAGGATTCGGAAAATGATGTGACGATATTCTAAGGACGGAAACAGTGCGAGTAGGTTCTCCCCATATGAATTGAAAGCTATGTCCACACAAGGGGATATGGGGGCACATTAGATAAAAGTCCAGACTAATGTGTATGACAGTGAAGCGACCACAGTAAAAGCCTGGCATTTTTTAAAAAAAGACTTGACTTTGTTATGAAAACATGGTACAGTATAAACATAATCGAAATTAAACAGTCATAAGGAGAGAAATATGGCACATATGGTAGAAACAATGGCATACGCTGGTGAGTTGCCATGGCATGGTCTTGGAGTGAAGGTCATTGATGATTTGACACCAGAACAGATGATGCAAAAAGCAGGGGTTGATTGGACTGTTGAAAAACAAGACCTAGTTACAAAGATGGGTTCATCTGTTAAGTCCAAACAAGCACTTGTTCGTACATCTGATGGAGAAGTTCTTGACATTGTAGGTAAAGGATGGAATCCAGTTCAGAACGCAGAAGCGTTTAACTTCTTTGAAGAATATGTTCGTGCTGGTGATATGCAGATGCACACTGCTGGTTCATTGAATGGTGGTAAGATGGTTTGGGCTCTTGCAAAGACCAACGAATCATTTGAACTTTTCAATGGTGATGTTACAGAGAACTATTTCTTGTTCTCAAATCCACATGAGTTTGGTAAGGCGATTGATATTCGTATGACACCAATTCGTGTAGTTTGTCATAACACATTGACACTTTCACTATCACAAGATAGTAATGCAATGGTTAAAGTTAATCACCGAAAAGAGTTTGACTCTGCTGAGGTTAAAGAACAGATGGGTATTGCTCGTGAGAAAATGGAACAGTACAAAACAATGGCTGAGTTCCTTGGTTCAAAACGATACACTTCTGAGAATATCGTTCAGTACTTCAATGAAGTATTTGGTTCGCCTGCAAAGGAAAAGGTTGATAACGTAATTCCATTTACTTCCAACAATGCGAAAATCGCTATGGAACACTTGGATACACAGCCTGGTGCAAACTTTGCTCAAGGTTCTTTCTGGAACGCCTTCAATACTGTCACTTACATGACAGACCATGTTCAAGGACGTTCTAATGATGGTCGAATGACTTCATCATGGTATGGACGAAATCGTAGGGTCAAGTTGAAAGCACTTGACAAAGCTCTGGAATATGCAGAAGCTGCCTAAAAAAAGTTTTGTGTGGGGGTTGATTTTTGAAAATTAATCCCCATATAAATAATAGTGATAATGTCCAGTACGAGGCCTTAATAGACCTTAATTGGTACAGAGATGGTAAGACATCTTAGGATTTATCGGTGCGGCCCACCGACATTATCATTATCGCAGATGCGAATTATCGGTCTGCAAATATTAATCTTGCTTAATAAAGGAGATATAAAATGACAAATTTAAGCACACTTAGAAACGCTCTTCAGGCGTTTGATTATAACCACATGACTCCCTATGCTGTAGGGTTCGATAGAACATTCGATAGATTGTTCGACTATGTAACTCATCAAGCAGAGTCAACTGGTTTCCCCCCTTACAACATCCAAAAGACAGAAGATTACAAATTTGAAATCGAAATGGCTGTCGCTGGTTTCGGTAAAAAAGATATCGAAGTGGAAGTTGCTGAGGGAGTTCTTACAGTTAAATCAGTGAAGGATAAAGACACTGGTGCAACTGACGAGTACACTCTTTACAAAGGTATTTCTGGAAGGAACTTCACAAGAAAGTTTACACTTGCAGATGATATCGTAGTAAACGGTGCAGAACTTAAAGATGGGATGTTAACTATCTCATTGGAGAGAATTGTACCAGAGGAGAAAAAACCTCAACTAATTACTATCAAGTAATTGATAGAAATACTGAGGAGTGACTTGACATCACTCCTCTTTTATGTTATAGTCTAAACAGTAAATCATGATAATAAGGAGAATATATTATGAGTAGACCTAGATTGTCTAAAAAACAGAAGGTACTAAATCTTCTATCAAAAGGTGAAAATGTAACATGGAAAACTTTGAGAAAAAGGTTTGACTTAACATCACCAACAAAAATGATTGATACTCTAAAGAGTGAAGGTCATTGCATCTATACAAACGACACTGCAAAAGGTGTTGCATACAGACTTGGTGCGCCTTCGGCTGCAATCATTTCTGCTGGTATCGAATCTGTACTTGGTACAAAATACGCATACTAAACTGAATTGGAGAGGGGGGTCTTCCCCCTCTTCCTAATATTATATTATGGAGTTTACATTTGAAAATCTTTGGAAAAGAAGAAGAAAAATCTGTTAAAGAAAAAGAGTTAATTAACTATAAATATTCTGAAGACAGAATCCTAAAAGAACTTGCTGAATATATTGATGCTACATATAATCAGCATTATTCCCAAAACAAATTTCAAGCTACTGAATTTATTCTAGACTCTGGTCATGGAACTGGATTTACTATTGGTAATATCCTAAAGTATGCACAGCGTTACGGTAAAAAAGGTACTAGGGAAGACGCAAGAAAAGACTTGCTTAAAGTAATCCACTATGGTATAATCGCATTACATAATCATGACAAGGAGAAAAATTGATATGAAACTTAGTAATGATACTAGAGAAGTGTTGAAGAACTATTCTACAATCAACGCTAATCTATTGGTGACATCTGGTAATCAGATTGCAACAATGTCTCAAATGAAGAACATTGTATCAAAGGCAACTCTACCAGATACATTTGAAAGTGAATTCGCAATCTATGATTTGAACGAGTTCCTATCTGCAATGTCATTGTTTGATGACCCAGAGTTAGACTTTGGTGATAGTAGTGTAAAAATCTCACAAGGTGGTCAATCACTGAATTACTTTTACAGTGACCCAACTGTTGTGACTACACCAAAATCTGATATCACAATGCCTGACCCAGATGCAACCTTTACACTTAAACAAAGTGTATTCAATCAAGTATTGAAGGCTTCATCTGTTCTTGGTGTTCCAGATATGGTTCTGGATGTAAACGAAAATGGTCAAATGAACCTTAGAGTTTCAGACCGAAAAAATGATACTTCAAATAGTTTCAGTGTTGAAGTTGGAGAAGGTGGTACACCAAATCAAAAGTTTTTCTTTAAGGTTGAAAACTTAAAGTTACTTTCTGGTGACTACGAAGTTAAAGTATCCTCAAAGGGTATCTCTAATTTCAAGAATGTTAATAAGGATGTTGAATACTTTATTGCACTAGAAACTGCTTGAGGATTAATTTATGAATGAAATATTATGGGTAGAGAAGTATCGTCCTCAAACGATTAGTGACGCAATACTTCCATTTGAGTTGAAACAAACATTTCAACAATTTGTAGACAATCAAAATTGTCCTAATCTATTGTTGTCTGGTTCGGCTGGTTGTGGTAAAACAACTGTTGCAAAGGCAATGTTAGAGGAACTTGGTTGTACCTACATGATGATTAACGGTTCTGAGGAATCTGGTATTGATGTTCTCAGAAACAAAATCAAGAACTTTGCGAGTACTGTCTCTATGGATGGTAACCGTAAGTATGTAATCCTAGACGAAGCAGATTATCTTAATCCACAATCTACACAGCCTGCGTTGCGTGGGTTTATAGAAGAGTTCAGTAAGAACTGTGGATTTATTCTGACTTGTAACTTCAAGAACCGTATCATTGAACCTTTGCATAGTCGTTGTTCAAGTATTGAGTTTCGTATTCCTAATGAAGAGAAACCACAACTTGCAATGGACTTTATGAATAGGTTAGAGGTAATCCTAAATAATGAACAGATATACTATGATAAAAAAGTAGTTGCATCACTTATTCAAAAGTTCTTCCCAGATTGGAGAAGGGTACTGAATGAACTGCAACGATATAGTGCAAGTGGGAAAATTGATGCTGGAATACTGGTTAACTTATCTGAAGACTCAATCAAAGAACTTCTTACATTTCTTAAAGGTAAAGAGTTTACCAATGTTCGTAGATGGATTGTCAACAATCTTGATAATGACCCAAGCCGTATTTATCGTAGGATTTACGATTCCCTTTATGATAGTTTGGTGCCTTCTACTATTCCCCACGCTGTTGTTATACTTGCTGATTATAGCTACAAATCCGCTTTTGTCGCTGACCAAGAGATAAATCTTCTTGCGTGTATGACAGAACTTATGTCTCAAGTAAAGTTTAAATAATGGCATATGAACTCAAAGAATACTTAAACTCAATCAATAAGTCCAAGGAAAACTTGATGGATGGTGATGACCCTCTTTATGAAAAGAGGTATTCATCATTTATTATTAACAAGTGTCTTGCACCATTTAATGATACAGTCATGTTAGTAAACGAGATGAACTTCCACCATCATCTCGACAACAAACTACAATATGATTTTTTACTAAATAGTGTAAGGAGACAAAATAGATATGCTCCTTGGATGAAGGCGAGTAAAACAAAGAATTTAGAATGTGTTAAAGAATACTTTGGTTATAATAATGAAAAAGCAAGGTCTGCCTTGAACATACTAAATGATGAACAAATCGCCTATATAAAAGAAAAATTGAATAAAGGTGGAAAAAATGAATGATAGTTTATGGAAACCAGACCAAATGCTTGAGGTGGGTTTGAAAGAACCAGATGACTTTCTTAAAGTTCGTGAAACACTTTCTCGCATTGGTGTTGCGTCAAGAAAAAACAAAACTCTATTTCAGTCCTGCCATATCCTACATAAACAAGGTAAATACTACATTGTTCATTTTAAAGAGTTATTTGCTCTAGATGGTAAGGACACGAATATTTCAGAAAACGATATCGCAAGACGGAATACAATCGCTAATCTTTTATCGGATTGGGGATTGATTAATGTGGTAGGTAAAAGTACAGTGGAAGCTGCACCACTATCACAAATTAAGGTCATTTCGTTTAAAGAGAAAAACGAATGGTCACTTGAAACTAAGTACAATATTGGTAAAAAGAAAGAAGGGTAATAACATGAAACCAGGCGTTGCATTAATGGAAGCTGCAAGAGCTCACGCAGAGGGTGAAGTTGCAGTACACAAAGCGAATATTTTAGTTTACCAAACCATGCCTGCTGGTATTGGTGAACATTCGGACATCACAGAAGCAGTAATCGCAGAGTTGGATAAACTTGCAGCTGCAGATGACCGATTGGAAATGATTAACAAATATTTTCCAGAAACAATGAATGGATAATCAAATGTATGTGAGTGCTGTCTCAGATAAAGAAAGTGGTGTAATCTCTCTTAGGGATTACATTGCTGAGCAGGCTCCAGACAAACCATATCGTTTTGTTGTAATCTATAATGACCCTAGTAATGTTGGAGATGATTCAAAAGAAGAAACTGACCCACTTGCTGACAAAATGTTATCATTTGGTAAGGAACTAGGATTAACTGGATTTAAAGCGAAAATAGAAGAAACATATATTCTAAAAAAAGATAACAAACTTTTTATATGTGATAAAGAAGATAATCAATTTGAGATAGATGATAATACTATTGTATTCAATAGGTCTAAATCAAATGATTTTCCAAGTTGGCAAAACTTCTATCGTGAACTTACTATTAATGGTGTTAAGGTTATTAACCCTATGTCAGTTCATAATATTTGTTGGGATAAGTATCATACTTATTTAAAATTAGAACAAGACTATATCAAACAACCCTTTACGGTTTTAGTGAATGACTTAGATAAATTAGAAGATATTCATAAACGTATTGGTGGTAAGTTTCCAGTTGTTCTCAAAACAATCTTAGGAACTGGTGGAGTTGGTGTTCTTAAAATAAAAGATGAAGCCCAACTATTATCATCTGCACAAATTATTAATAAGTTAGGTTCTGAAAGAGGACTTATACTTCAAGAATATATTGAGATAGATTTTGATGTTCGTGTTATGATGGTTGCTGGTGAAATCATGGGTGCAATGAAAAGACCACTTGCAGATGGTGATTTTAGAAGTAATGTTCATCAAGGTTCTAAACCAGAAAAATTTCAATTAACAGAATTAGAAAAAGAAACTTGTTTAAAAGTTGATAAATCAATTGGTGGTAAATGGATTGGTGTAGACTTAATTGTATCTGAAGACAGAGAGAAAGTTCCACCATATGTTTTAGAGATAAATTCACAGCCTGGTCATGTTGGATATGACTCAGTTCACAGTGGAAGTATACTCAAAGACGTTTTAGTAAAATTTATGAATCGTGATAATTGGACTTGACTTTTAACCACAAAGGTGGTATAACTACATTATGAATTTCTATACAAATGTTGCCCCTTGGGGTAACCACATCCTAGTTCGTGAATACAAGAATGGTGAAAGAGTTAATCGTAAGGTTAAGTATTCGCCAACTTTGTACGTTCCAGTTCAGAAAGAAACTGAATGGAAAACACTTGACGGTAAGTATGCATCACCGTACAAGTTTGATACTATCAAAGAAGCAAAGGCATTTGTAGAACAATACAAACAACAACCTCATCTGGTCTTTGGTCTGGATAGGTTTGCATACACATATCTTTCTGACACATATCCTAACACAGTCAATTGGGATAGTGACAAAATCCTAACAGTTACAATCGACATTGAGACACGAGCTGACAATGGTTTTCCAGAACCAGAACTTGCAAATGAAGAGATGCTTGCAATCACTATCAAAAACCAAACAACTAAAAAGATTGTTGTGTGGGGTTTGGGTGAGTTTCAAAATGACAGAGATGACGTAACTTATATCAATTGTTCAAACGAAAACGAACTACTTGCAAACTTCATGAACTTCTGGACTAAACACTATCCAGATGTTGTCACTGGTTGGAACACTGAGTTCTTTGATATTCCTTATCTTATCAATCGTATTACCAAGGTTCTTGGTGAGGACAGGGCCAAAGAGTTCTCTCCTTGGGGTTTGATTAGTTCTCGTAAGGTCTACAATCATGGTCGTGAACAACAAGTTTATGATATCACTGGTGTTGCAAATCTTGACTATCTACAACTCTATCGTAAGTTTACTTACACAAATCAAGAGAGTTATGCACTTAATCACATTGCGTTTGTAGAACTTGGTCAACAAAAGAATGAGAATCCATACGAGACTTTCCAAGATTGGTACACAAAAGATTATCAGTCTTTCCTAGAATATAACATTGTTGACGTTGAACTTGTTGACCGTCTGGAAGACAAGATGAAGTTATTGGAACTTTGTCTGACCA